ATGATCCATAAAATCCACTAGCAATATAATTATCAACCCCGTCCTCATTATTTTGAGGAACGGGGGAAACTATGCTTTTGGACTTTTTTTCTCCATCTTCAATAGAAAAACCGAAAAGTTTTGCCATATTATAAACTGATTTAGACTATTATCTAATTATTTAGTTGATATCTTCTCCACCAGCCTGAGATGAAGTTCCTCTGAGTGCCTCCCAATAATGAACTTGCATTTCTATAGTAAACTCCTGAATGGTGTCAGTTGTCTCATAGCTCAGGTCAATTGTGGAGATATTTGTTGGAAAAATATCCCAGAACTTATAAGATCTGAGAACAGAACCATCACGATCAAGTTGCTTAACAACTGCATCTTTATGGTATTGTGCTGGATCCGTGAGTCCAGTGGCATCAGTCATTTTGTTGATGACATTCATCCACTTTTCAAATGCAGAACGAATTGCAAAATCTGTGTCGTTAATAACTGTGATTGTCCAGGTCTCAAAAGTTCTATCACCAGCTACTTTCAGAATACGACCTCTGAAAGGAATATCAATTGACGCAATTGTAGAGGCAGGCAATGCTGCTGCCTTTACAAGAAATCTTGACTTTTGAAGAACATCATTATTAACAGCAACTGCATCGGGGAATGCTAATTCAACTTCAAATAAATTTGGTCTTGCACCACCACCAGTTAATTTACTTTTAAAATCACTGATCGTTCTTACTGGTGAGGTATTTCGTTGTTGGCGACTAGGCATTTTTCTTTAAACCTCTAAATTAAACGTTACCGATAACTTCTTCAAATGAAACACCAGTTCTGGTGGCAACAAATGTAAGACCAATGAAGTTGATTGATCTTGCAGGTTTGATGTAAATATCTGCCACAAACTCATTATTATCTATGATTGCAGCAGTGTTATTTGTCTCATCGCAAATAACAACATAATCTTGAATTCCTCGTTTTGCCTGAACATCACGGAGGAATGGTTCAACAATGTTTACAAAGTTAGTTCTTGTGATCTCATCGTTGAACTCAAATAGTTGATCTCTAGCAGCAGCAGAAATTGCATCCTCAAGATAGATGAACAAACGACGAACGTTGATACGATCGAATGCAGATGCTTTTGCAAGTCCAGTTTTATCCCCGAAAAGAATGATTCCACCACCAGGGGAAACAATAACTGGATTGATTCTTGCAGAATATAATCTATCTCTTTGTGTTTGAGAAGGATTATATACCAGTTTGACTGCGTTGAGGATTGCACCTCTAGAAGTTCCTGCTGGTGAGAACCATGGGAAATTGTCAATGTCATTGCGAGCACAAAGACCTGCCATATCTCCATTCAGAGGAATATAACGGAATGTATTCGCAAATCTGTCATACATGTACTTATATCCACTATCGAATACTGCATACGAGGATGAAGTAATAGGTGAATAGAAAGACAATACGTTGTCAGTGATTTCTGCATCACTATTGACAGTTACCTGTCCTGCAGTTGTATCGACAATAAAGGCTTTTCTGTATGGAGAAATAAATGCAAGTGCATCTTTTCTAGCACCAGCAACTGCAATTAATTTATTTGCCAATGCCTGTGCAGATTCCTTTTCATAGTTTGCTGATCCCATGATTAAGAAATCAATTTCATACTTTTCAGTATTTTCAAGTAATCCATAACCAGTTACTAAATCACTGAGACTTGGTGAAAGTGCTCCATTTGCTGTAATATCACTTCCTCCATCATAATTTCTACCTCCAGTAAATTCAAAGTCCTGACTGCCACACCCATTAAAGATAGTTCCTTCAGAATTTTGATCCCATGCACCTTCAGTTGGGGTTACTTTCGTAAACTCTGAAGTATATCCAGTAACGGTAATATCTGCCGGTTCATCACCACCAAAAACAAAAGCTGAGTTTGATTTCAGATAAGATCTCCAATAAGATGGGGTTCCTGCTGAGAATTCTGCATCTTTTGCTTTAGAAAGGTTGAGATGTTTTTCTAAAATTGTTCCTGCATTTCCGGTGATATCACCATCACCATCGATTACAACAACATGAACTTCGTCAAATCTTCCTGCTCGATCAGTAACATATTGAGATGTTCCTGGACGATCTGCGACGGTATTCCAGGATTCAGTTGTGATCGTAACTGTTCCTCCAACTGTTTTAGTTGAAGTTGCAAAGGTTTGTTGTCCAAACCAATCTTGTTGTCCAATGTAAGAAGTGGATCCGTAAGATACATTCTCACCTGCGGTATGAATCGCAACATTGCCGGAATTGGTAAATGCCCAAGTTCCAGATTCTTGATAATCTACTGGTGTTTCTGTCGATCCAGTAACTTTTGAAAGAACTTTTATCGATACTTGATCAACTCCAATTTCGGTGACAATTCCCTTCAGGTGTGATCCATCAAGAGACGTTGTAGATCCTACTCCAATTTCTACTTTTCCTGCCAAAGATTGGGTAACACCATAACCAACAACGATCCCACTCGTGCTAACTCCGGTCAGAATTTGATCTGCTTTTGCATCGATGATTCCAATTCTAATTCCATTTGCCCAAGATCCTGGATTCTTAGATACAAATGTCTTACCAGTAATTACATTTTCATCATATCCAAGTTGTTCATAATGCTCAACACTCTTAACTTTAATTGAAGATCCTGTTCCTACATATGCATTCCAAAGATTTGAACTATCAGATCTTACAATTCTTAGACCAGCACCATATGCAAGATATGATGATGCAGTAAGCCAATGCTCATAGTGTTTATCATTACCATATGGTTTTCCAAAATTATCAAGTAAATCTTTTTCTGATCCAATTAAAGTTGGAAATTCTACTGGACCTTGTGCCAAAGGAGCGACAAGACCACCAACTTTTGCTGAAGATGGATCAACTCTTCCAATAGTAAGGTCTACTTCCCTTACTTTAATTCCAGGAGATGCTAAATTTAATGGCATCTTGTTTTCCCTCGCAATCCAAATTTATCTAAAAATATTTATGGAAAAGGGTATTTTCAGTGGGGAAACACTGCATGAATATCTACCAATCAGGATATTCCCATTTGGAATTATTTTTTCTTCCTTTACTTACTCTTTTAATAGTGCATTCTTTACATTCATAAGAATATGAAGATGGCAAAGTTCCCCTATCTCTTCTGGTAAGATAAAAGTCATCCATTAAACTCTTAACTCTTCCACAAACTCTACATTTGCGATCAAAAAATAACAAATGTTCGAGTTCGACTTGATCATCAAAGTCCATCAACCATAGTCCCACATATAAGACATATCGCCATATTCATCAGTATACCATCTGTCACCAGAATTATCTACAAAAGTTGATTCGTCATTAAATCCATCAGAAATAAATCCAAATGGTGCCATATCTTGTTCGATTTGATTTTTCTGCTCTTCATAAATTCTTTTACGAATATCATTCTCAGTCATTTCTTTGAAATAATCTTGTGCAACCAACCATGCAAAAAGAACAAGACACATTGCAAGGTCATCATTACAACCTTCTTCTGCTTCAAAGGAGTTATGCTTTTGAGCAAAAGTAGTCAGTTCCGAAATAATTTCATAATCGAGAGTAAGTAACTTATATTCTTCAATAAGAGTTTTTAAGTTTGAGCATCCAAGTTTTTTTACTGCAGATGTTGTTCTAACACCGAGTTGTGTTTTGCTACCAGAAAATCCTTGACCAACAACCTGCCCATTTCTGCCCCTCATTGAAGACATAAGAATGTTTTCATATTCCAAATCATAATGAAGAATACTTGCTACCTGATCTCCAATATCATTAACTTCTACCAATAACCAAGCATTATTGTATCCTTTTGCCACATCCAAAATAATATTTGGAAACAGCATTGGTTTAATTTCGTTGTTGCGATATTTTGCAACAATCTTATATGGAAATTCTGTAATATCAACAACAATGAATGCAGAATAATCATTTCCAAGTCCACGAGCAACGTCTACCGTGATTAGATAATTGTGATCCTTGATTGGCTCCTCATAAACATCTAGTCCGGCATTTCTTTTTATTGGATCTTCATAAATTAAACTTTTTAAAATTGTTGGATTGATAAGAGTATTGACCGATCCTAGAAACTCACATTCAAACTCAACTTTGAATTGCTGCTCTGAAGTATTAGCAATTGTCGTTGCTTTCCACTGCTCATCTCTACCAGGAACTTCTGACCAATGAACATCTGTTGGAACATATTCATTTCTATTTTGCTCTGCATCATGCCACATACGGTAGAAGTGATTCATACCGTGTGGAGTGGATACGATGATTACTTTGGTGTTTTTACCAGAAGTAATAGTAGGATAAACAGATGCAAAGAACGAGTCAGCAACGTGATTTGGGACGAACGCGAAC